GGTTACAACCCGTCAGCCGTTAGTAAGTTCGATTTAGGTAAATACTACAAGAACCCTGTCGGTGCAGCTAGAGACGAAGCATCAAAAGCACTCCAAGAGTTGCGTCAAAATAGACGCCCTATTGGATTTTAATTTAGTAGGGGATAAAGTTTTTTAGGAGATAACCATGCCTATTGGTGGCGGTATCATTCCAGCAACAGGTAGTACGCAATATACCGAGTTGACTTACGTCACACGGCGTGCGTTCATTCCGAAGCTGGTAGTTCAACTATATAATTCGACTCCGCTAATGGCGGCTCTGATTGCTAACTCGCAACAGGCTTCCGGTGGTGTTTCTTCCGTAACCGTTCCCGTTCAGGGCGCACAGTTTGTGAACGCACAATGGTCTGATTACTCTGGTTCGTTTAACCAGCCATCAGTCCAGCAAGGTGCTTTCAACGCTGAATTCGACCTGAAGCTGATGATTGCTCCAGTACCGTTTCTCGGTATGGAAGGTGCAGTTCAGCAAGACGCTGCAATCATTCCATTGATTGAAGCGCGTATGAACGATGCGACTAACGTGATGATGGATGCAATGGCAACTGCCTTGTACACCAACAGCACAAACACGCAGCAGTTCACTGGCTTGCCAGCGGCTGTTTCGGCTTCCGGCACCTACGGCAATATTAGCCGTTCGGCGTATAGCTGGTGGCAGTCAAAGTCGTACTCAGCAGGTAACGTAAACCCAACTCGTCAAAACATCCTGCAATACATTTCCGGTACTGTTAAAAACGGTGCTGAAGTGCCTTCGTTTGGTGTTTGCGGTTTTGGTACATGGACTCTGTTGGCTCAAGACTTTGTTGGTCAAGAGCAGTACGTCATTACTCCGGGTTCTGGCTTTGACAGCGATTCCAACGGTCCTCAAGCAGCGTTCCGTGCTTTGATGGTTGCTGGTGTACCTATTTATCCTGACCCCTACTGTCCAGAAGGTACGGTTTACTTCCTGAACACCAACTACCTGTCGCTTTATATCCATGAGCAAGGTTCGTTCGTGTTTACTGGATTTGAATCGACTTTACCTAATTGGCAGATTGGTTATGTTGGTGCTGTATTGATGATTGCTGAGTTGGTTTCAACTAAGCCTAAGTCAATGTCAGTGGTGTCGGGTTACAACTCTCTCAGCATATAAGGAGCTAACCATGTCATTAAGTACCAATAAAATCATCCTTTCGGGCGCAGCAACCAACACCGCTGGTGCCTATTTTCTGACCACTACTATTAGCGCAGTTAGCACAGGTAATGGCACAGTTATTCCAGCCGGTGTTTATTTGATGTTCCCAACAGCAAACACATCTATTTTGGCTTACAACGGTTCGGCAAATGCGACATTGATGGCAGCAAATACGGGCGGAGTTATTATTTCTGACGGCGTTAATGTATTTGCTAAATCAACTGGAACAGAAACCGTTACCTTGTTGGCGACTAATGGTGGTCAAGCTGTTAGCAGCACATTTGCATCGTAAGGGGGAATCATGGCTAACGCTGATGCAGTCGGTCAACTATATCTTGACTCATTTGGTGAAGGGCGTATTGCCACTATTACAGCAACCACATTAAATACGTCTGGCAACGCTGTTGTTGCCATTCCTTTTCTTGGTGGTGGTTTGACAAAAGGAAATTCGACAACTACGTCCGGCGACGTAATCATCCGTAGAATTACGGTATGTAACCCGTCAGGTAACGTAGCTTCTGGAAATATTTCTATTTCGTCTACCTCTGATGGCGCAAATCTAGTTACTGCAAACACAGTGCTATCTAGTATTACTAGTGTAGTAACTTTTCAAGATATTGCGATAACTGGTGGTAATGTTCTTGTTTCTGGTTTTAACAGCCAAGCCTTGTTTGTAAACGTAAATACTGTCGCTGGCAATGGCAATACCGTTGACATTCGAGTGTATGGCGATGTTGTGAGCTTCTAATTATGCAAAACGTCTATGTGACAAACAAATGGGAAAAACCCATAACCTTTAGCTACAACTACATACCTTATACATTTCCGGTGGGTGAGAGTGTAGAGGTTCCGCTGGAGGCTGTTTGTCACATATTCGGACATAATGACCCTGATAAAGAACCATATATGGCGCGGTTGGCTATGATTCAGACGAAGGCAGATATTCCTGTCGGATTAAAAATCCTTGAAAAGATTCTGATTACAGACCAGCCGCCTAAGAAAGTCCACTCGTTATCCCCGGTGGTTGAAAGAGTACCCTTGCCTTCTAAAGAGGCAGGGGGAAAAGTCAATATAGCAGATTAATATGGACCGTAAATGGCGCAGACACTGCAAAGCTACATTACTGCTGTCAGATACTTGTTGCACGATGCAAACGCAAACTTTTACACCAACAGTCAGCTAACTGACTACGTCAATGGTGCTAGAGCGCGTGTTGTTCGTGATACAGGTTGTCTCCGCACGGTTCAAACAAGTCAAACGCCCTGCACTCCGGTAGCTGGTGGTAGAACCCCTGTTATTTGGTCATCCGGCTTAGTTGTAACTGTGGGCGATTACGTATTTTCCAATATCTTTATTTATGCGGTAACTGTTGGTGGAACTTTGGGGGCGGCTCCAGATTATCCTTCTTCGTATGACATTTACCCGCCAAGCACACCGTTTACTAACGGCACGGCTACTGTTCAATACGCCGGTCCTTCAGAAATAATTAATTATTCTTGTTTGCCGTCTGGAGTTTTGACTTTAGACGTCATCAACATTAACCTTTATTGGGGAAATTCCAGAATACCGTTGCGGTATATGCCTTGGACTGATTTCAACGCACAATTGCGTTATTGGCAAAACCGAATTGGAACGCCGGTTGCTTTTAGTATTTATGGGCAATCTCAAATTTATATTGGACCCGTTCCTGACATAGCTTACACAATTGATTTAGATACGGTTCTCCTGCCAACAGATTTAGTGAATCTGTCTGATGCGGTTAATATTAACGAACCTTTTTCTTCTCCAGTTAAGTTTTATGCTGCTTACCTTGCCAAATATTATGAACAGTCGTTTGGTGAGGCTGAAATATATTTAGGGCAATACAAACAGCAAATTCAAGCGGTTCAGGCGTCCATCTACACCCGGAGACTGCCTGACCCTTACTCTAGAGCGTACTAGGTCATGGCTGCCGCAGAACAAAAAAAATCGTATGAAATTGTTAAAAACTTTCGTGGAATTAACACGAAAGCTAACCGCACGGCTATTGGTGATGATGAGTTTTTCTGGCTTGAGAATGCTATGCCAGTGGGATATGCCAACTTAAAGATTACGCCCACCTACGACAATGTAGGCAGCATTACGTTTTCTAATACGGTTGTTAATTTCTTTTCAGCCAATATTGGATTAGATGATTATTTAGTAGCTTTTCAAAATAACGGAAGCTGCGAATACGTCAATCTGACAACCAATACTAAAGGCACGTTAGCTTCTGCAAATACTTTTTCAACTAGTGGCATAAACATTAGCCAATGGAAAAATGAACGTGTTTTAATTAGTGACCCATCTAAAGGATATTTTACGTGGGATGGAACCAATTTAGTTTCGATTGGTTCCGTAGGCTCTATTGGAATTGTTAGTGGAGGGTCAGGCTATACATCTGCCCCTGCTGTAATTATTTCTTCTCCAAATCAAACAGGAGGAATACAAGCAACAGCGGCAGCAACTATATCTGCTAATGCTGTTTCTTCTATTTTTTTATTAGAAGCTGGTTCTGGATATACATCTTCCCCAACAATAACATTTAATGGTGGCGCTGGTTCAGGAGCTAATGCGGTAGCGTCTATTACAACATTTGTTCAAAACACTGTATCTGTTTTTGTGACAAGCGGTGGAACAGGATATACGTCTAATCCTAATGTAGCTATTTCAGGTGGCGGCGGTACCAATGCAGCAGGTCAAGCTATTACTAGCGGAAACATTGTGACGCAAGTAATTATGACTAATGTAGGGTCTGGATATACCAACTCATCAAATATTACAGTCACTTTTTCCGGCGGCGGTGGAAGTAATGCAACGGCTAAAGCTATTATTAATAGCGAAACCAATTCAGGTATTCAGTCGTTTTCTGGACGGGTTTGGATTTCTAGCGGAAGAACTGTTTATTACTCAGCCGCTGGTTCGTACAGTGACTTTGTAACGGTGTCGGCGGGTACGGTAGTTCTTACTGATGCCACATTGCACGGAAACATTATTCAGCTATTGTCGGCTAATAACTTTTTGTATATTTTTGGTGACGATAGCATTAACGTGTTTTCTGATGTTCGAGTAACGTCAACTGGCGCGACATTGTTTACGAACACGAACGTCAGTGCATCGGTAGGAACTAAACTGGCGTATGCCATTTTTCCGTATTTCCGTTCTGTGTTGTTTATGAATGACTACGGTGTGTATGCGCTAGTTGGCTCAACCACTTCAAAAATATCGGACTCGTTAGACGGCATATTTCCTAATGTGGATTTTATAACTGGAAATGTTAGCGGTGGTCAGGTTCTTCTAAACAACATTTTGTGTGCTGCATTTAATTTTAGGTATACAGGTGGTTTAGGAACATCAAGTAGCACAAGATACATACAAGCTATTTTCTTTGAGAAGAAATGGTTTTTTACTAGCGCAGGTAACAATTTAAAGTTTGTTACTTCTGTGCCGGTAGGTGGAAAAATTACGTTGTATGGAACAGATGGAAATTCGTGCGTAAAGATGTATGCAAACACAACTGCAAGTATTAATAGTTACGTGCAAACGTCTTTAAATCCGATGAAAGACCCAATTAGGACTAAACAGGCTTTAAAAGTTGGAATTGAGGCAACGCTAACCAATTCTTCATTTATTAGCGTTTCAGTTGATTCAGAAACTGGCTCTAGTCCTATTGTGGATTTGGGTCAAACAGTAAATTGGATAAATAATTTTTCTAGCATTATTCCGTGGACTAACAATAGTTCAACAGTAATTAATTGGACTACTGGTTCTACAGGCTACACGTTGTACAAAACAGATGCCAAGCAATATGGCAAATA